TTGAGTTCCTTACTAAAGCGGAACAGTTGCAATACCTGGACAACCATACGGTTGCTCGTTGGTGGCAAGACGGGTTGAGTGTTTACACCGCAGACAAATGGTGCCTACGTTTCGGTCTTCACCCTGCTGAAATCTTCGGACACAAATTCTATGAAGGATGTTTTGACAGTGAATGATGAAATGGATAGCGGGATGTGGCAAGAAGCTGTGTCTTCACTTGTAAAAGAGAACAATCGTTTAACAGAAAAGCTGATGTTGCTCGAAGATACCAACGCCATGCTGTCATCCGAGTGTCGCCGGCTAAGTGACGAACTGGCACGGCGCAGTGAGTAAAGCAAAACAAAAAGGAACCGCAGCTGAAACTGCTGTGGTCACTTGGCTTAAAGGTGAAGGTTGGATCTATACAGAGCGTCGTGCGTTGTCAGGGAATCTTGACAAGGGCGACATCAACATGGGTGCGCCAGTCGTAATAGAAGTAAAAGACCACAAGACAATTACGTTGTCTGAATGGATGAAAGAATTGAAGGTTGAGATGGCTAACGCCGAAGTAAATATGGGTGCTGTTATTGCTAAGAAGCGTGGCACGATGGATGTTGGCGACTGGTATGCAGTCATGCCTGCCCGTGTCTTCGCAGCTTTGTTGAAAGAGGCAGGATACTAATGAGTGAATACATACACCAGGACGATGCGTACGCATGGCTTCGAGACAAAGAGATTGTGTTTGCAGAGCAAGACTTCGCCAAAGTGCAGGTTGAACGTGACACATACAAAGCATGTGTTGACCAGTTCGTTAAAGCATGGCAACAGTTAGCCGGCACTACGCAGTTAACTTCAGCGATGGAGCTGGCGTTGTATCTAGCAGAGAAGGCAGCGAACAATGACTGATTTTTTTATGATGGTAATCATGGTCAGCGCAGTTTTTCTCTGTGGTGTATTGCTTGGAGATAAATACGGTGGCTGGTAAACCATTTAGCAAGGTCATCTACGACAACGATGACAACGCTAAACACCAAATCATTGAATGGCTAATGGATCAAGGGTTCCTAGCTTGGGTTAACCCTGACGACTACGGCATTGATGTATTGGCTACACGTGACGGAACAGAATATGCTTTTGAAGTTGAAGTGAAACACAACTGGGACACTGATGTGTTCCCGTACAGCACAGTTCATTTCTCTGCCCGCAAGAAAAAGTTTATAGCGGTCAATCATTTCTTTACCATGTTGAATAATGCACGAACGATTGTGTTGATTGTTGATGCTCCGACCTTGGAAGCTGCACCGGTTGTGTCTAAGAAAACTAAGTACACCGAGATGGAAGACTTCATCGAAGTGCGAGCTATGGATTGTGTGATCCGTTCGCTGGTTGGTTTTTAACTTTCACTGCTAATATATTTTAATCCGTTTAACAGTACCTAGTTGGGAGAACTATGACACCTAAATGACCTATCCCCTGAACAAAGGAAAACCATGCGAAAAAGCATCCTCATCACCATTATCTTGTCCCTATCCATCCCCTCTACAATCCTCTCAGAAGCCCCTGTAAGCGCATCTAAGACACCCAAAGAGATTGAAGCACTCGTAATGCCTTGGCGGTTTTACAAACGCCTCGCCCAATGCGAAACAGATTCCCGTTGGCACACATCCACCCGTAATTACACTTCTGGCTACGGAATCGCACTCGGAACTTGGCGGCGGTACAGCAACAGCTCCAACGCAGACCGCTACACCCCCATCCAACAAGCCCGCATCGTAGACCGCATCGCTTGGCTGGGATTCACCAACGACTCTGGAGAATTTGTCCATCCCGTAGGTCCGTACGGCTGGGCTGTAATCAAATATCAAAACTGCATGGGACTACAAGGCTTCATCTGCCGATCTCCACACCCCAAAGTCCAACGCACAAGAAGATACTGCTAATGTTTTACACAGGACAAAGGGGAACCTGTGGACATTGTGACATACAAAACCAGCCAACGATTTTGGAAACGAGTAAACATCCTCACCCCCGAAGAATGTTGGGAATGGCAAGGCGCACTACGAGGCGACAGCTACGGACAGTTATACGCCCAAGGCAAACACAGATCAGCCCACCGGTTCTCATTCTTCCTAGCTAACTACTACTACCCACCAGTCGTCAGACATAAATGCGACAATCGAATCTGTGTCAACCCCCACCACCTAGAAGGTGGAACCCAAACAGAAAACATGCAAGACGTAGTAGATAGAGGCAGACATTTCTATGCAAACAAAACACACTGCCCAAGGGGACACGAATATGACGAAGCCAACACCTACCACAAACCCAATGGATCACGAGAATGTAGAACTTGCAGAAAAGCAAGAAAACTTCTTGACATTGACACACCCCACCTATAACATGAACGGAATGAAGGGCATCTCGCTGAAACAACACTGGCACTGTCCACGCTGCAAAGTAGCTGTGACGACCTACATCACCCTCTCAACCCCACCACAACACCGTTGTCTAAAGGCTGCGAACCAACCCAAACCACTACAACCCTCGGAAGGGGACACTAATGAGTAACCACATCACAATCCACGGAAAGCTCGGACAAGAACCCGAACTTAAATACACCGGCAGTCAAATGGCAGTCGCCACCTTCACAGTCGCAGACACCTACGGCAAAGACGACAAGAAAAAAACAACATGGCACAACGTCACAGCGTTCGGCTCACTAGCAGAAAACTTCGCAGCCACTTGCGCTAAAGGTGAAACCGTCATTGTTACAGGTCGCCTAGAGCAAGAAGAATTCACCAAAAAAGACGGCACCAAAGGCAAGTCAATTAAGATTATTGCTGACGAAATTGGTGTATCACTTCGCTGGAACACATGGATCAAAGACCAAACAGAAAATGTAATGGCGCAAGTCGGCAAGATTTTTCCTTCAGCAACACCAGTACCCGCAGCTGACGACTTCTTCTAATGCGGGTCCTGTCACTATTTAGTGGCGTAGGGGGATTTGACATGGGGCTAGAAGCCGCAGGAATGACAACAGTATTCCAATGCGAGCTAGATAAAAACTGTCGCCAAACCCTAGACCACCACTGGCCTGGCGTACCCAAATGGGATGATGTCTCCACACTCACAGGTCGGTACATCCTTGACCACTGTGACGGTGTAGATGTAGTCGCATGGGGATCACCATGTCAAGACCTGTCAGTAGCAGGCAAACGAGCAGGTCTAACCGGAGAACGGTCAGGTTTGTTTCACCAAGGAATCCGAATCATCAAAGAATTAAGAGAGTTATCTAATGGAAAATATCCAACCTGGTCTATTTGGGAGAACGTCGCAGGAGCCTTATCTTCCAATAATGGTGCCGACTTCGGGGAAGTCCTCTACGAAATGGATGAAGCAGGGGCGTGTTTCTCGGAGTGGTCCATGCTGGATGCACAATACTTCGGAGTCCCCCAAAGGCGTAGACGAGTGTTCGTCCTCTCTTGCTTTGATTCTGCAATCGCCAGCCGAAGTCCCGAAAAAATACTTACTGTCGGCGAAAGCAGCGGAGGGAATTCTACGAAGAGCAAACCGTCGAGGCAAGACGCTACCTTTAAGGCTTCAGAAAGCGTTGGAACAAGTAGCCAATGGGCTGCAGGAGAAAACGCCGACGGAGTTTTAACCACTTCGGTTACTAGCAAATGGCATAAAGGCACTGGCGGTCCATCTGGTTCGGAACATTACAATTTAGTTGTTGAACCATTTTTGTCTTTTGATACACAGTTTGGGTCTAACGCAAATGTTTTTGAGAACCTGTCACCAACATTAAAAAGCTCACAGCAGTCCCCATCGGTGATGATGTCAGACATTGTTGGGTCACTCCAAGCCAGAGATTATAAAGGTGTCGGCAATCAATATGTGATGGAGAACAAACTTGTGGTACAGCAAGCGCCGCCGAGCGCAACATGACCAAGACTTTGAAACATGGATTCAAGGTGGGGTGTGTCCTACCTTGAACGCATTTGACAACACTGGAGACAGTCGAGCAACCGTCCTGATTGTGTTTGACAACTCATACCGTGACGGATTACGAATACAAAAAGGAAACACGGTAAATACTTTGTCAGCAAAAATGGGAACAGGTGGCAACAACGTACCGATGATTGCACAAGATGTGCCGGTCTTAATGAGAGGCAGAGAAGGCAAACCAGGCGGAGGCAAAGGTCCTTTGCTTAGTGAAAACATATCCCTTACCCTTGCAGGAGGAAACGACCAAGTGTTATTTGAACCAGTCATAGCTTTTGATGGTTACAACCAATCAACAACAGAAAATATATATCGAGCGTTGCGCATTGGTATAGATAGTGGCGATTGCATTGCTATCCCCATTCAAGATGGGAGAGAAATGGAAAAGAAACAAAACGGATTAGGTATCGGTAGCGAAGGCGACCCGTCATACACACTTGACCAGACAGGCGCACAGTCGGTGGCTTACTCCATCCGTGAAGATGCAACAGCCAACACATTTTCAGCCACAGAAATACAAACAGCCAGAGCATTGTCAGCTTTGCGACCATCCGTACAGTCACACCATGCACAAACATTTATAGCAAGCGAAGAAGAAACAGAAATGCAAGTACGCAGACTCACACCAACAGAATGTGAACGACTAATGGGATGGCCAGACAACCACACCCTGCCCCGTGCAGACGGAAAACAAAACGCAGACACGACCCGATACAAAATGTGTGGCAACGGGGTCGCCAGTCCGGTAGCGCAATGGATAGGGCAGCACCTCATGGCGATCATGAATGACCAGTGAGCTATGGGAATTTACCCGTGCCGATCCGTTCTGCACCCACTGTGGCACCGTAGAACGAGCCATACGACAATACACCCAAGACATACACGACACCTGCCCCTGTGTATGTCACCAAAACAAAACAACCGCTGTACGCAACACACCTAAGAAACGAACTAAAAGAAAATGAGAGATGCCTGGCATGACAAAGCAAACTGTAAAGGCGCACCCTCAGCGATCTTCTTCCCTGAAATACCCAACGGCGACGTACGGGATTTTTATTGGCAACCGGCACGAAACTATTGTGCCACCTGCCCAGTCATAGATGAATGTTTGGCGTTCTGCCTGCCATTTGAAGCTGCCACAGGTAGGCGAGATGGGTTTTGGGCTGCCATGACCCCCAAACAAAGAGAGCAACACGTCAGGCAGCCAACACAAGTAAACTGGAAACGGTAAAAACCCTACCTAGCGAGAAGGGGGACGCTAGGCAGGGTCGATCTTGATGTTACCAAATTGTTAGAGACGGCGCACGGTGTACTTGTACTGCCAAGCCATAGAGGTGGATTCCGCTTCGTTGATTGCTTGCTGTTCGCTTCGGAACTGTGCAGCTTGTCGGATTGATTTTGACCATCGCCACACCTGCTCATGATCCCACGCCAGCCACTTCACGGCGGTGTCGCCAACTGTGTACGCAATGACATAGCGGTGTATTCGTTTACGATCACGGCGAGCCTGGATTTTGCCGGCTAAAAAGGTTCTATAGCCCAATACTCTAAGTCCCTTCCAGAGCAGACGGGACAGAGATCAACGTCACCATCGAACACCCAGCCACTAGAAAAGTTTGTGACTCTAGTGTCTGTGGCTGTCCCGTGGTGGGGTGTTGATTGTGCTTCGCATTTGTCACAGACCAAACAGATGTGCAAACTCATGCCGGCACATCCAGATCCATTAGAAAACCGCTAGTCCCGCAATGCGGGCAATGTTCCATGTCTTCAACTATTAGTAACTGTTCTTCTGTGCAGACATGTTCGCACGAATTGCACCTAATTCGATTATCTTTCATGGCTAAACCTCATCCAATGCGATAGAGAACGCAGGAGCAGGGTCTAACTCCCATTCTTGGGTGGTCAGGTTCAACGTATGGGCAGAGGTTAAAGGTGTAATCCGTGCGACCAGATCTCCCAGCTGCCAGCGGTATGAATCTAGTGTGCGTCCAAGGTTCTCCCTGTCCCATCTATCTGCATGGGCTTGGGCATCTTCAAGCAGTCGATATGCCTGCACAAGTAAGTCCGTGACCCGTTCGGGTGCGTGTAGTTGTGTCTCGTCTGACATGTCAGCCTCTTTTCTTTTCTTGTTCTAACAACGTCAAGCAACGGTTAAAGCAAGCGACCCCGCTTGCGACGAACGGCGCAGCCCAGACGAACGCAAACGGAAAACCAAAGACCGCCACAGTCGGCAGATACGAAATCGCTACAACCCCACCGAAAATACTCAAAGCAAATCCGGATAGAGGCAGTCGATACGGGCGGTTTAGACTTTGCGGTGTGCTGTACTCGCTGAAGTAAGTATCTCGGTGAGACATCACAGCGGGATGATTGGGTGAATAATTGCGCCCCATGTTTATACCTCCACCTTAAAAATTTTGGCGTATTCATTCCAAAGCCCGTAATGCTCCATGACTGCTCGGTGAGCCGCATCGCCTGCTTCGTGGTCAAATGGTGCTGGGTGGCGGTACAAGTCCCCGACTGTGTTGTGTGCCTGATAAATCAAATCTCGGGCTTCTTTGGCTGAAGTGCCGAGGGCTTTACTAGAACCGCAAAAGCCAGGCACATTATGAGTCACTCCGTAGCCTTCTACATCGTGCGTGTACACATAGAGGCACTGCCCGTATGGGCTGCCGAGTCGCAGTCGACCCGCTTCCTCTGCTGGCATGATGCCATGCCCTGCCAATGTACGGGCGTAATGGGCGAGGGTACGCCTAGCCCCTTTAATAGTTATTCTTTCTGACATTGTAAACCCCTTCAAGGTTTCGCTACTGCTCGGCGTTGTGCTTTGCATGGTGGCTGGCTCGGTGTGGCTCCGAGCGAGGGGCAACCCCCAGCCGATTTGTTCTAGTGAATTTCTCCGGAGCCGTCAAGGTCTAACTCGGTTGATCGATAGCCGAAATACTCGGCAAGTGTCTCGGTAGTCCAGTCATCGCCCGTTGTGCGGTCAGTTCCCACCCCCGCATCGTTTAGATACTCTAAAGCTCGGGCTGCACAGTTGCGGAGCGCTATCGGCTCGGTAGTTCCCACTGCCACGATTGAATCGTTCAGCACTATTTCCACTATCCATAGTTTTTTTGTTTTCATTGTGTAACCCCTTCTAGGTTGTTGGTAATTGTTTAACAGATTGCGGGCGGGTTGTCAAGGGCTAGTCGATTGCTAGCGGGTGGTCAGGGTCAAGGGCATGGGTGCGAATCAGAATGACCGCCTCTTCTAGTGCCTCGGTCAAAGACTTTCGGTATTCGTCTGACATGTCAGGGCACAACATGTTCGGAAAGTCAAACAGAAACCCGTAGATAGTTCCAATCATGTCGGCTGCTTGGTCGTTGTGTTTCATTATTCGCCCTCCTCTTCATCTACCGACCACACCCACGAGCCAGCACCGATACCAAAATATGTAACGCCCTCAAAATCGACTGAAGGCACCTCTTCTATTTCGTTCTCCTCGTCAAAACCGTGGAACTCTAAAAAGATCTTGCCGTCTTTAATGTTGTATCGTTCCCATGTTTCGTTATAGTCAATATCGGCGTTACTTTTTTCGGTGATGTATCCCGCTTGTTCAAGGTTGAAGAATGGGACGGCGTAACCGTTCCAGCTCTGCTCGGGATTGTGAATCCCTTCGGCTGTAATCCAGCCATCAATTGTGAATTTTTCATGTTTCATTTTTTACCCCTTCAGGTGTTTTGTCTGTCTCATCAGTAGGAAGGCGACACCCTCCCTATACCCCCGAAGGGGTTTCAACTATGCGATGACGTCACTTATATTTGATTGACCATCAACAACCGACAATCCGGATTCGGCTAGAAAGTCTGCAATGACCGCCAAAGACAACACGGCTGCCGTGTCAGCTCCTCGCCTGCTTGCCATGCATTGTGCGATAACCCGACGGACTCGCTCGGTCACAACATCCGTTTGATTGCATGCGTCATCGTGGCGATGGGTAGGGATGCCACAATCGGCGCACACCTTGTACCCTGCTTTGTTGATTACTTCGTTCATCACTTGACCTCCTCTAGTTTATTTTTCATGTCGTGATTATCGGCAATAAGTTGGGCAAGGATGGCGAGCATCGTCGCCTCGCTTTTCCCGTGCTTTTCCCAAATCGACCACGCCTCGGCGGGTGCATCCAATGTTGGGGCAGGCATCACCACGCCACGAGTAGCGATGACTTCGCCCAACTTCGCCACCAACTTATCGCCATGAAGAGTATGGGAAACCAACCCCCCTGATTCGTTGAAATAGCAGGTGACGCTACTACGGGAAACCCCGTTGATATTGGCATAAAGCTGCCCCGAACTTGTGCGACTAAGCACTATTTTTTCTTGTTGCATTTGGTACCCCTTCTAGGTATGTCGGAACTATTCCGATGCAAGCATCGTAGCGAACTGTGCAACACATTGCAAGCCATTCAGGAAAATTCTTTTTTTTATTTCCCACCCAAAATCGACCACCACCCGAAGATCCAAAACCACCCAATAGGCAACGACTTGCCCCGCTGACGAGCGAGCAGCCCTGACCACTATAAGTAGTTGCTAGGTTACGGAGAGTGAACCCTTAGTTTTGTATTAAAACCGGATCGGGGGGTGGGGGGTGCGCCCATAATGTTAGTTATGTAACATTCCCACCAGATCTGCCTACCTACCAGTAGGTAGTTGCACATGCCAGGTATCTTAACTGGGGGTGTGCCGAGCCACCCACCCCCTATATATTGTGGTATGAGACAGGCATGTTCTCACTCTTTTGTTGTGTGTGGGATCTGGTGTTTGACACGTGGGTTGTTTAACGGTTCGGGTGGCGGCTGGCTTGTTGGTCACCGGCTTTAGTTGTGACCAGTATCTTTGATACTTGTCTACCGACTATTTGTGAAACAAATAATCTTGGCATGGAAAGAAAAAAGAAGAACTCACCGGCTTGGACCCGCATCGTGACATCGTGACGTCACTTCTTTGCGAGCAACCGAACAACGTGAGGGCGGTAGCCGCTTTAGCGGAACTAGATCGTGAATTGTCTGGTTAGCTCCCCCCACAGTTTAGATACCAGAATGATACCAAGGTCGCCGTAGCCAATTTTGTTTTAGCCGACACCGGAATGTTTAATGAGATGACGTTCATTACGCTGCTTGAATCTCTTACACAATAGGATCAATAATTACATAACGGTATTGTCTGATTGCAGGATTCATCTACCCCAGTTCCCTGGTGTGAATAGCCCCGCATCATGCAACCGATGTACAGCCTTGCCTGCCTTGACGCTATCCCAGCGTGGAGGTCTTGTGAAGTTGACAACATCGTAGCACATGGTGTTAGTGTTTCCACATGAAACAAAAACCTGTTTGGGAAAAAGAAAACCCTAAGAAGAAATCGACTCCTTTGTCTTCTGCACAGAAGGCTTCAGCAAAGGCGAGCGCTAAGAAGGCTGGTCGTCAGTATCCGAATCTTGTTGATAACATGGCTGTTTCTAGAGCAAAGAAGAAATAATGGCTGCTAAAAAAGTTCCGGCAAAAAAAATTGTAGATCCAAAACCTAAACCTGTTAACCGTACTGATAGTGCAGGTCGTAGTGGTATGGGTGCAACAGCAAAACCTAAAAATAAACCTGGACCAATGGATGATATTGGTCGTGCGTTGGCTATGGCTAAGCGTGGTGTTATAAGTAACAAGTCAAACCCTAATGGTTTTTCAAACTTGGATAAAGTTTTAGGTCGAAATGACGAACGTTCTATTACTAAGATGCCTGGTGATATTGCTAGGGGTCTTGATTTTCTTGTGCGTAAAGCGACTCCGCTTCCTGACCGTAAAAAGCCAACACCTAAAAAGAAAAAGTAATGCCTGAAGATTCTCGCCTTAAACGAGCAGGTGTATCTGGGTATAATAAACCCAAAGCCACTCCTAGCCATCCAACTAAATCACACGTGGTTGTAGCCAAGGTTGGCGACCAAGTAAAAACGATACGCTTCGGTCAGCAAGGAGTGTCGGGTTCACCGGATGGGTCTAAACGGAATGAAGCGTTTAAAGCTCGCCATGCTTCTAACATTGCTAAAGGAAAAATGTCTGCCGCTTACTGGGCTAACAAAGTAAAGTGGTAGAATAAACCCAGTATGGGAACAAAAAGAGCTGTCCCAATTCAGGACAAAGCCAAGTTCTTCGCTTTAATAGCTTCAGGACGAAACATTAAAGATGCCTGTGCCGAGACAGGGGTTCATGTCAATACGGGTTCCCGCTGGTTGAAACGAGCCAAAGAGCTAGAAGCAAACCGTAAAGAAGCAAACCATAAAGCCAACACTGGCGCAGGTAACGGTGGTCGCCAAGAACGTGCGCACATGGACTTCATGGACACCATTGACTTGCCATCTGCAATCCCGCACGACATGCTTTGTGAAGAAGCCCTTCGAGGGTTGGAAGATTTTGATTATTTCCGCCGGCGATATTTAGGGCGTGTCCCAAGTCCGTGGCAAGTCGAAGCTGCGTTGACTCTTGTTAAACTATTGGAGTCCGAAGAAAAAGAATTCGTAGTTCTTAACGTCCCCCCAGGTGCAGGCAAATCCACTTTGTTCCATGATGTTGCTGTGTGGGCGATAGTTCGTAACCGGCGTGTGCGTGTAATGATTGGGTCAGTATCTCAGAACATGGCGAAGATGTATTCCCGCCGTATTCGTGAAACGCTCGAAAGGGTTTCCCCAATTCTCCCAGACCCAGGCATGGTTCAAAAGGGATTAGCAATAGATGCAGAAGGATGTTTAACAATTGACTATGGAAGATTCAAACCAGTGGACAAAGGTGCCTTATGGCGGGCAGAAGAATTTGTCGTCGAACAACTTGACGGAAACGGGTTGGACAACAAAGAGCCAACTGTACGTGCGTACGGTATTGAAGCAGAATTCATCGGACACCGAGCCGACCTCTGTCTCTTTGACGACGTTGCCTCACCAGATAACGCCCGTGAAAGCGTGGCAAGGGACAAACTTCTGGAAAGATGGGATGGCGTTGCAGAAGCACGTTGCGACCCAGGTGGTTTACTGGCTGTTGTTGGACAGAGACTCGGATCAGGCGACCTCTACGCCCATTGCCTCTCAAAAGAAACCTACGACATTGAAGAAGATCTCCAATATGACGGGTCAGATGTTGAAACACCTGAAGATGTTCAAGAAGGTCAACCTGTCCGGCAAAAGAAATACCGCCAAATAATCTATAAAGCATATTATGAGGAACTAGACACAGGTAAAGAGTCCCGTTCTTTCAAATCCTTGCCATACCCCGACGGACCCCTACTAGATCCCCGTCGTTTGCCGTGGAAAGACCTGTCATTTATTCGATATTCCAAACCTGACCTGTTCAATGTGGTGTATCAGCAAGAAGACATTGATCTTGACACCCGACTGGTACACCGCACTTGGATTACTGGTGGGATGGGACCAGATGGGGTGGATTACCCAGGCTGTGTAGACAATCACCGTCAACCTGGGCATATCCCTGAAGGTTTAGCCCACCCGTGGATTAGTATCGTTGCTGTAGACCCATCCCCTACAATGTTTTGGGCGTTTGTATGGATCATTTACCAGCCTCAAACCAACCTTTATCACGTAGTGGATATTGAGCGAGTTAAATTATCCGCTGAAGAAGTCCTTGGATACGACACCATGACCGGTCAATACTCTGGGCTAATGGACGAATGGCAAGAACGGTCATACCAAATGGGGTATCCCATCTCTCACTGGGTTGTAGAAATCAACGCAGCCCAACGATTCCTTTTAGCCCACGACTTTGTACGCAAATGGCAAGCCCTACATAGAGTCAATGTGATACCACATACCACTAGCCGAAACAAACTAGATGAATCCCTTGGTGTTGAAGCTTTATTGCCAGCGGTGATTCGTTCAGGGGCTTTACGCCTACCTTCTATGAGTGGCAACTGGAAAACTTTGGCAGCTACAGACGAGTTAACTAAATGGGCTAGAGACAAAAAGCATGGCACAGACATTGTTATGGCGTTATGGATGGCAATTTTGAACCTGCCAAACCTAACACAAGCCAAGGCTCCACCACGACAATGGCGACCAAAATGGCTATGATGTGTTATCGTTGCATTGTTT